CGTATAGCCCCGTGTCGAGTCCAGCCGCTGATTAGAGAACGCCTTGCGGATTGTCTCACGCCACGTCAGCCGCTGATCCAACCCCAGCCGTTGCTTGTCCATCGGCTCCTCTGCGTCGATCCGCAGAGACGCCACGAGGGCCACGAGGACGGGATACGTTACATCATCGCGGACGTTGCTTCCCGGAAGGATCGTCTCCGCCCCGAACGGGCTGATAATCACTGCGGGCATTCGCTCCGACGGCAGGCGGGCAATCTCCACCGCCGCACTCTGGCAGATGACGACGTTCGCGCGCGAGATGCCGGGCAGGTTCAACGCCTGCACCTGCGTCTGGACTGTCTCAAGAATCGTGGTCAACTCGGCGGGCATTAGACCTGCCTCCGACAGATGACCGTGTAGCGGGTGTCAAGGGTGGCATGGCTCGCGCTCAGCACCCGCCACCGCACATGTGAGGCGTCGATGATGATGTCGTCGACCTGCACACCCCTCGTACCCGTCTGTGTCGCATTGAGACTGAATCCCTTCTCGTCGCCCACGATGTCGATTCCCGCCGCGTTGAGTCGCTGCCGATTCACCAGCCCGCCCACTGCGTTGTCAATCGTGACGGACGTAGCGCCATCCGGGCGAATCTGCCTCAATGTGACAGTCTCGCCGTTGTCGAAGATGGCGTAGTCGCCGTCGATGTTCAGCGTCATGTGGTGGCCTCGCCCAACTCTTCAAACGCCCCGACCGCAGCCGCCTGAAGGTTGTTCAGCGCCATGATCTGGCCGAGGATCGCGGTCCGGTAGCCGTTCCAGTCGACCTGTTGCCCGTCGATGTTGTACGAGGGCTTCGGGTTGGCTGACTCGGTCGCCAACGCCGTCAAGAGGTTGCTGCGAATCGTCGCGATTTGTTCCGCGTCAGTCGGCATCAGACCGCCTCAATTTCCAGCTTCTTGCGGGCGTAGACCGTGCCACCATTGCCATTGCCGTTGTACGCCCTGATTGCGTCCTCGATGGTCTCGGCCTCAACGATCCGCCAGTCGCCACCAGACCCCAGGGGCCGCATCTTGTAGCGCGGCAACTGCACGCCGGGAGGGGTCTCCTCCAGCACTGCCACAGTCTCTACCACCTCGACAGGTTCGGCCACTTGCTCAACTGCTTCCGCCTTTTGCTTCGGCATGCTCTGTGCTCCAAAAAAGAACCCCCGCCAGCTTGTGGCCGACGGGGGCGTATTGTGTCGGCCGTCACGCCGCTACTAGGCAGTACACTTCACCATCGCACGCGGCTCGATCGTGGCGAACGCGCCACGCTCAGACGCCTTGAACCGCATCACGACGTCTTGCGTGAATTCGGCCTCGTTGTTTGCCGGGGCTTGCACCACGGTGAGGGGCCAGTTCTGCATGTATCTGAACGCTCGCCGAGGATCGCCGAGGTACCACGTGGTGTCAGTCGCCATCTGCCGCGCCAGTTGATTGGTCGACACGATGGTGTAGTTGGTGATGGGGTTGCTGCCCCGGGTCTCCGTGGGGTTGCCAGTCGTGGCGTACCCGGGAGTCGTGACAGTGATTTCCGTGGCATTGATGATCCGCCTGGCCGTGTAGAGCAACTGCCGAGTACAGATCAGATGCGACGGATTGAGGAGAATCGGCTCGCCGGTCTCCGGGTCGAGAATCTCCGAAAAGAGTTGCTCAGCCGCGTCGATGTCCGTCCAGTCAACCAAGGCATTTGTGGCCGCGAGATTGTCCCACGTGTGGCTCCCGGAGTTGTCTCCGTAAGTCGCAATGGTCGTATCTCGCCACCGATAGCGATGGTCGGTCACGGTCTCATCAATCACGCAATTGATGGCCCGCTTCTCTTTGTTGAGCCCGAGGGCTTCGCCGACCTTGCGGCACCGGTCTTCCAACACGCCCGTACGGTCGAAGAAGATCGCCTCTTTGGTGACCTCGACGATCAGCCCCCGCTTGGTGGTCGTGGGCGTGTCAATGTAGGTCTGGGAGACACCCGCCTTCGGGTAGGGCTGGCCTTCGTCGACGATCAACGCCTCGTCACCGATTCCCGAGATGCCCGGGATACGCTCGCCGTTGAACTGCGTGTTCACCACGGGAATGATGCCCGTGAACACGAAGGCTTCCTGCTCGTACGCCTCCATTACGGCATTGTAGAGCAATTGCCCGCTGATCTTGGCGAACTGGCTGGACGCCACCACCGACGCGGTTTCCCGCAGTTCGGTTGATCCGTTCTCGCCGGGGGCGTACATCCCGGCAATCTCACGACCATCGGGGACGAAGTTTTCAAACAGCTTGCGGATCGAGAAGTCCGAGAAACGGATTTCTTTCTTCCGCAGTCCGTCATTCAGATCGGAGTAAAACCGATCGGTCTGGCCATCGCGTTGGGCCGCCTCAAAGAGACGCCGAAGTGTGGTTACGTTGATCATTGCTTAGCGCTCCTGACTGCAAACGACATAGTCTACGTTGAGGGTCTCAAGATTGGCCCCACCGTTCTTGACGCCCAGGCCAATTTGCATCTCGGTCGCCGACGTGAAGATGTAATCGTGCTGGGCCACGGCAACGCCGTCGACGAAGAACGACACGTAGGCGTTGGTCGAACTGTACGGCATGTACTCAATCCGCAGAGTCTGGTACGCCGCACCGCCAGCAGTCACAGCCCGCTTCGCCAGATTGTTGACGTTCGCCGCTGTGAGTTCGTTGGTCGTCTGGGTCGTGCTATTGCTGGTCTCGGTCTGCCAGACAGTCCCGCCGTCGATTTTGAAAAACACAGCACCGCTGTATGACGCGGGAGGACCAGCGCCGTTGTCTTGCAACGAGTTCGCCGCCACCGCATCCAGCAGCCCCACGAGAATGTTCGCGTCGTCCGTGTTGGCCTCGGTAAACTGCACGCGGGCCTCAAAGAGCAACGGCTTGTCAGCCGCGAATCTGAACACCTCGTTTGCCGACTCGATGTAGGCTTCGTCGTTGTCCGCCACGGTGCCGTCAGACGCCACGAGGGCGATAATCCCACCTGCCGCATCCCCGACACTCGCCGTGCCGGAATCGGTGAGGGTGGTCACCCAGTCCGCCGAGTCGACGTCGCGGAGAAAGTCGTCTTGAATCGTGAATTGGTTCCGGAGTCGCAGCAACTCCGGCAAACCGTCAGTACGTACTGCCATCGCTGGCTCTCCTTAGTTGGAACGAATGGCAGCCAGAAACTGCCGGGAATCACTGGGATACGACACCGCCGCAGCCACCGGGGGAGAGACAGCCGGACGCCCCGCCCGCTGCGTCACCGGCCACGATTCGAGCAACGCCGACCGCTTGTTGGCATCGACAGCCAAGAGGGCCTTGAGTCGCTCCGGGGTGACCTCTCGGCCAGACGACTCCAGCAACTGCCGGGCGTCGTGGTCCGCCTTGACGATCGCGAACCCCTCCATGAGGGCGTCCAGCTTGCTCATGATCGGGGCCAACGATTCGGCCACCGCCTTCTTCACGTCGGGCATCTCTTCCTGCTCCTCCATCTCGGGCTCTGGCATCTCGCCAGCGGGGGCCGCGTCTTCGGCCTGCAGCATCTCCTGCGCCTTGAGGATCGCCGCGATACGCTTCATTTTGCTGGCGCGGTCACCGTTGCCGCTCAGCACTTCGGACACCATCGCGCCGAAGTAGTCTTCGTTTTCCTTGACCGGCAGGTCGGCATATCCGCCCATCCCCTCGGCTGCAAGGACCTTCTCCTCACCGGCAGCCATCGCCGCTTCGCGAATCGTCATGCGTTGCTTCTCGCTTTCAAAAAGCCCCGCATTGGTGGCGGGAGTCTGGACTAGATCAATCGAGTGAACCCGCTCGACGGTCTCCACAATCACCCGCTGGCCATCCATGCGGACGGTTCCCTCGGCGTGATGCGACAAGCCGATACGGTTCGGGTTGCGCTCTGCTGCCTCAGCGACAAGCTCGGCTTGGGGATGTGACTTGAGGTAGTGCAGATCGCCATACACCGCGCCCTGCTCCTGCCGGACATTCCGAATCCAGCCGAACGCCTCGGCGAGTGGTCGATCTTTCCGCTCGGTCGCGGGATGATCCACATTGACGGGAGCACCCTCGTACAGTCGGGCAGCCTCGGCCATCGCACGCGGGCTGTATCGCCTGCCGTTGCGGCTGTCCTGCCCAAGGATGCGTACCCCCTCGATCAGACCGGCTTCACGGTCTACTCGTCGGGGGGCAATGGTTGTCTGTTCGGTGAGTCGCATAGAACGATTGTCACCGACTGCCACT